GACCGTGGCGCCTACGGCTGGCAAGGCCGCTGCGACTGCCGCTGCGCTCTCTGCGCCGATGGCAACCCCCCCAGCTGGGCGTGCGCAGGCAACTGCCGCTGCTCTGGCGCCGATTGTGGCGACCGGAGTCCCGGCCGGTGCGGCTTCCGCGACCGCTGCCGCCCAGGGTCCGACGATCACGGACGCCGACAGTGCGCCGATCGGTTCGGCCGCCGCGACTGCTGCTGCCTACTCGGCTACGGTGACGAGCGGAGTAACGGGTGCGGCTGGTGCTGCGGATGCTGCGGCGATTGCTTACGGTGCAGATGTATCCGTAGAGTCCAACGTAAGCGCGGGACTTGCTAGCGTTACGGCGACTGCGTTTGACTCTAGCTCATCAAATACCAATGTTTTTCCTGATGTTGCCCACATGTTCGCTATAGCGAACATTACGATCCAGCCTGGAACGGCGCACGCCATCCCAGCGGTTGTCAGGTTGGACGCATATGACACCGAGGCGATAGTCTACGTTGATCCCATCGCCTCAACTGCGCAGGCTTTCGATGCAGTTGTGCAGGTCGGCATAAGTGCGAACGCTGGCACAGCACAGGTCGAGGGTGATGTAGGGGTCGTAGACTCGCAGCCCGTAGCTACGGCTGCAATTGACGGAATGCCGGTCGCTACGGTTGATCTGTACCTAACGCAGATTCATTCAACTAGTAACCCAAGTGTTGCTAAGTCTGCGATAGTTACTACCGCATACAACGCGGGCTTGCGCATCGGAGCTGGCCTATCGGGCTTCGGCAATGCACAAGGTAACGCTTACGACGCCATCGGGCACGCTACTGGCGGAACGTCAGACGTAGTACGCGTGCTGCGCGTTTCGTTGACCGCAGACCGAAGCTATACTATTCCCCACGAAATAAGAGAGATTAAGGTAAAGAGAACATGACAGTGATACTCTCCGGAGAGACGCGCTGGGAATGCCCCAACTGCGATACGCAGGATGTCTGTTCGGTGAAGCCGGGCCAGAGTAGGATGCACAACTGCCCTGGCCTTAAGGGCCTTACGGCTCCGATGGTGCCAGCAGGCACCAAGTGCAAGGTCGAGGCGACCGATTGGGAAGACTACGTTCGCTACGACTGGGCAGTTCGTAAGGACGAGGATGGCAAGCCGGTATCGGCTATCAGCGTCACCCGGGAAGATGGCAACGATGTTGTTGTGTTCCCTGGTGCTGCCGTAGTGAAGATGGAGTTCTGATCAGCAGACCCGGAAATTTGGGTCAACGCAGTAACAAGGAAGGTGACTTAAAATGACCTGGTCTGGAAGCAAGATGTTCGTTACCTGGGCGCAGGGCGTCATGGGTAACGGAGATCAGACAACCCCCGTCAAGATCCCCAACTCGTACACTGGCCTGGTGAACGACACCATCAACGTGGCGCTCTACAACAACACCGGCACGCCGTCCGAGACTGACACAGCCGCACACGCAGCCTACAACGGTACCGGTGGTCCGTGGGTGACTTCCAATGAGGTCACTGACGCGACCAACTGGGTTGCTGGTGGTCGTGCGTTGGCGTCGAAGACCGCAACGGTTTCGTCTAACGTCTTCACGTTCGACGCTGCGGACCTTGCCGGTGGCGGTAACGTCACGATCTCGAACGCGTACGGCTGCCTGGTGTACGACAACAGCATTGCTGCTGGCACGGGTGGCGTCGCAAAGCTCGGCGTGTGTTTCAACTCGTTCGGCTCCGGCCAGAGCGTGACCGCCGGTACGTTCACCATCGTGTGGAACGCGTCTGGCATCTTCACTGTAACCGTCTGACGGTTAGGCACTGTTGAGAGGTGTGCCGTGACTATCGCTTACGTTCGAGAAAACGGCACCCTCACAACTGCTTCAGTTTCGACTACGCACGCACTATCTGTTTCTGCTGCCTCAACAGCCGGAAACACGCTTATACTTATAGCTCGCATCACAATGTCAACGCAGTCGTATACCACCCCAACGGTTACGGACTCAAAGGGCAACACTTGGACCATTGATGGCGAGTATCACGAAAACTTCCAGGACTTGATCATTGCGTCAACTCGCCAAGATGTAGGCGCACTGACGACATCTGACACCGTTACGATTACGACAACCGCTAACACCAGCGGGCAATTCCTTGCATGCTTGCAGGAGTTCTCCGGCATAGCGGTTACGTCGTACGTCGATGGTGCGATGCAGACGAACCATCAGACCACATCGCCGCAGCTTTCACCAATTTACACTCCAACTGCTGACGGCGACCTGATCATCGCCATGCAAGACCACCAGACCACTACCGATACGGTGACCATCAACGGCACTGGTACCGTGGGAACTTACTCGTCGTTCACTACGGCGCAGATATCTGGCACGACGGCTCGCAAGATGGTGCCCGTATATCAGATCCTCTCATCTGGTAACGGAGTTGGCCAGAAGCACGCCTGGACGACTAGCAGCAGTACGTGGTCTGACATCATCATTGGTGGCTATAAGAAGTACGCCCCTCCTGCTACGAACGCAAATGCGGGGGTTGCTTCGGCGCGAGTAGATGTTGTAGGCGCATTTGACGTAGGGGAGTTGATTCACTACGTCAAGGAGCTTGCCAACGGTGAGAATACGGACTTCGGGGTAGCGACTACTTCGATACCACTTACTGCCTCCCCGCTACTGGGCAACACGCTCGTCCTAGTGTATCGCACAACGACTGACACAACCGGTACGCGTAGCATGGCGGTTACCGATTCCCAAGGCAACACCTGGACGATAGACTCTCAGGACATACAAGGCTCTCAGTACGCGTTCATAGCATCAACTAGGCAGGATGTAGCCCGACTCACGACCAGCGATACTATAACGGTAACGCTCACTGGATCGACGCATACTCGCCCTACGTTCTATTGGGTTGAGGAGTTTCGCAATCTAGCCGAGGCAGATAGTGCGCCTACGCCGATTCACGGCGATACGACATCGCCTTATGTATCACCTGCTATCGTTCCAAACCAGAACGGTGACATGGCGGTTGCGTACATTGATCATTTCAGCAATACAGACACGCTGACAAACAACGCTACTGGTACGGTAGGAACTTACGCATCGTTCGACACCGCGCAGATGAAGTCAACGACGGGCGGGGTGACTACTGGTTCTCCTGTCTATCAGGTTTTGGGACTGACTGAAGGTGCGTCCGTCTCCCAGTTCCACGCATGGTCCGGAACAAGTAACGTATGGTCCAACATGCTTGGCGTTGCCTATAAGCGTGTGATCGATTCTACCAACGCATCAGCTGGCGTTGCCCAGGCAACTGCATCTGGTAAGTCGCCTACGGATACGCTGACTTGTTCACCCATAGCTGGTGTTGCTGCTGCGCTAGTAGGCGTTTCGGCTCCATCGCTAGGCGAATCCGTCGAGGTCGTTGTTGGCGTGGCCGAGGTCGAGGCTGCCGCTGGCAATTCGTCCGTTTTGGTAACTTCATCCCCGGAAGCTGGACTTGCGGAAGCTGGCGTCGGGGTTGACGCCCCTCAGGTCACGTCCAGCGCCTCTGTGCAGGTCGCACAGGCCACGGGGGCGGCCGAGGTGTACGATCCCTCGGTCACGGTCGTAAGCAACGTGGAGGCTGCGGCAGGAGTTGCCACGGCGGTAGTGACAACGGCCGGTCCAGGGTCTACGCTTACGGTATCTCCGGACGCCGGGGGAGCCACTGCGACCGCTGCCGCGATAGGCGTAACTACCGCACTGCTGGACTCCCCCGACGCCGGGGCTGCCGATACCACTGGATCTGCTCTTGATCCAACGGTTGCAATCGGCGCGCGGGCTGGATCTGCCGCTGCCGCTACGGCAGTTGAAGATCCTGTTTCCAGCTCTGCTGAGTTTCCTGATGCTGGAAGCGCTGCGACATCAGCAGCCGCATACGGCCCAACCATCGCTGACACACTGGGCGTTGATGCCGGGGCAGCGAGCGTTGCCGCCGATAGCTATGGCCCCAGCCCTGATCTGGATCTGGCCTCTCCCGCAGACAACGCGGAAGCTACGGCGGCGGCTTACTCGCCTACGGTAGCGACTTCGGCCACCAATGAAGCGCCTGCGGGTACTGCGGCGGTTACGGCAACGGCGGCCGGACCGACCGTGACCGATAGCGCCTCGCCGAACGCGGTGGCTGCCGAGGTTTCGGCGCTTGCCCTGGGCGCTATGGTCTCCGCAGCGTCGAACATCAGCGCTAGTTTGGCGCAGGCTACCGCTGTAGCCAACGCGCCTACACTTACCGAGACTTCAAACGCTCATGCCGGTGTGGCTGCGGTCACCGTTTCCACTAAGAATCCGACCCCGGCGCTAGCCGTTACCGCAGGGTCGGCTACGGTGGCGGGGCAATCCCTCGGTGCGACGGCTGCCCTTGTGGACAGCCCCGCCGCCGGAACTGCGGAAGTCGCAGGTACGGCTTACGGCGCCGACGTTGAGATAGTCGGAATGACCAACGCGCATGCTGGCGTTGCGAGTTCCAGTGCATCTGTAGGCGCCCTGGCGCTTGAGTTGACCTGTAGTCCTGAGGCTGGGGCCGTCGAGGTCGAGGGTGTCGCTGGCGATCCGACGATCTCGAACGCCACGCGGCCCAACCCTGGAACTGCGCAGGCTGTCGGTGAAGCGCTCGGCGCAATGACGACGGGTGTGATACAGCCGAGTGCGGGAAATGTAACCACAACCGCCTCTGCGCACGGTGCATTTGCTGCCGTAGGTGCTCAGGCTGGCGTGGCCGAGGCTGTGGTCGAGGTCGAGGGTGTCTCGGCATCGACAGTCAGTCATCCGGCACCCGGCAGGGCTGCCGTCACTTCCGCTGCGTTCAAGCCCACGGTCAGCCTTCACCTGAGCGTGTCGGCTGGTGTGGCCGAGGCGGTTGCGAGTGGATATGCGCCCGAGGTTATATCGGGGTATTCCGTCACGGCCGGTAGGGCTACGGCTGCCGTCGAGGTCGAGGATGCAACGACATTTGGCACGTTGGACGTTGATGCCAACGCTTCTGGTGTTATTGTTGCTGCTGCTCTTGATCCAAGGGTCGAGACTGCGACGGTGTTCCATCTCGCTCATGCGGGTTGCGCGATAGCGGGCTGCATGGGATTCGATGTTACTAAGGGAAGTACACCCGATAGCCGTCGAGTTGACATCGTGCATGAGGACAGGATCGTAACTGCCCACGCTCTTAATCGGGTTGTTGATATCCCGGCTAAGAGTCGATCCGTAACGATCGCTAAAGAAAAGCGGGTTGATCCGATCGACCCTGAGGTTCGCGAGGTGTTTGCGTACGTTGTGAGCAACGGAGGGTCGTAATGGCTAGGTTCAACTTCATCAAGGACCCTAACGCGGATCTAGACTGGCAGTTCAACTGGGAAGACTGGTTGGCGGTTGGTGAGACGATCTCAACCGCCACCTTCACTGTTGACGACGGGCTGACGGTGACCTCAACGGGTCATGATGACACCGTTGCGACTATTTGGGTATCCGGTGGAACTGCCGGGAGTGTGTACCGAGTTACGTGTCACATAGTTACGAGTGCGGCTCGTACGGACGATCGTTCGATCAATATACGGGTTACGGAGCGCTAGAGGGTGGTGGCCACGCATGACGGACTATCGGCTGTGGCCATCAACCAACGGTAGCGGAACTACGAGCGGTGGATTCAGTCACGATCTAGGCGTTCAGTTCAAGGTCAATGAAGATGGGGTAACCTTCAACGGCTTCTACTTCTGGGCGCCTAGCGGAACCTTCGATACTGACCACACGAAATACTCGTTTCGCCTCTACAGTACAACCAACGGAACTACGGGTACGCTGATCTCAGGTACTACGGTAAACCTAGCCGTTGACCTGACTCAAAACGCTTGGAACTACCAGGCGTTGACGACTCCTGTGTCGCTGACCAATGGTACGAGCTACGTTGCCGTTGTTCACTACTCCGGTAGCGCCAACTCGTATGTATCGTCTGCGAATTACTGGAGTAGCGGCGGCGGCGCCTCGGGGATCACTGCTGGGCCGATCACTGCGCCCGGTACGTCAACCGCCCTCAACGGCGCGCAGTGCGCGTATAACGAACCTTCCGCTACCGCTGCGTTTCCGACTAGCACGCTCGGGTCTAACTATTGGGTAGACGTTTCGGTTACGTCGTCGGGCGCAGGTGGTGGTGGCTCCGGCAACATCACTCATATTGCCACCAGCGAGGGAACGCCTACAGGTTCCAACACGTCAACGTCAACCGTCGCTAAGCCAGCGGGGCTTGCTGTTGGTGATGTGATGATCGCATACCTGGTTGGTAACGAAGCTGGCATGTCGCAGCCATCCGGGAGCGCTTGGACCAGGGTTCTTTCGCAGGATTCAAGTACGGGTAACTTGTTCCGGGTTGAGGTTTGGTACAGGGTCGCGACATCTACGGACGTGGCGGCCTCTAGCTATGTATGGAACAACGGGGACTCTAGCTCACCCTTCTGGGCGACCATCTCGGCCTACCGTGGCGTCAATACGAGCAACCCGATAGACGCCTCAGGATCTTCCGCGTCTGGCAGCGCTACTTCTCATACGACTCCTTCTGTTACAACTACACATTCAAGTATGGTGCTTTCGCACCGTGCGACACGTAGGACTACGACCAGCTTTAATACTTTCACCTCTGGGGTTGCGCACGAGCGGTTCGAGGGCGGGAACCACGGCGCTAGTACAAGCTACTCTGCTGCCATGTATGACGCGGGAGTTGAGACTGACCCCGGCTCTATTTCAGGCACTTCGATCACCGCAAACAGCACGACGAGTATGACGGACTCCATCGTTACGACCGTCGCGCTTCGGACGTTGATCGTAGCCGTCAATGCGAACGCTGGCGTAGCCACGGCAACGGCCGCAGGAAACTCGCCTGCACCTGACCTTGAGTTGAGTCCCGCGCCAGATGTAGTAGCGTCAACAGCTAGCGCAAAGACGCCAGTTGCGGCAGTTGGTGCGCAGGCGGGCTGTGCAACAGCCTCTGCCTCCGTTAAGCAAGTTGACGTAGCCACAACGCCATTCAATAACGCGCCCGCCGGTATAGCGACTGTGGTCGTATCGGTTAAACAGACTCGCATGCAGTACGCGCCCGCAGGGAAGGCGGCCGCAACTGCCGCCGCATGGCTGCTTTCCGAGTCTGTGGGAAACCGCGCTGGTACTGCATTTTCAACCGCAGCAGCCTACGGACCGGCGATTGGATTTGCCGTACCGGCTGGCACAGCCCAGGTGAACGCCTCTGGAAAGACCGCCGCTCCGGGCCTGGCTATGTCCATCGGTGTGGCTAGTGCCTTCGCTATGGTTCACCCTGTTGTTTCGTACTTTGGATCGAGTCGAACCATCAAGGTCGGTTTTGAAGATCGCTTCATATTTGTACCTTGGGAAGAGCGGACCCTGATGGTTGAGGAGAGTTGATATGACATCATCCCCTGATTTTCTCAAGGACCCCGATGATGTCCTTGACTACTCGTTCGACTGGTCGGATTGGCTGACCACCAATGAGCAGATTGTAAGCTTTACTGCCATTGCGACGCCCGGTATCACCATTGATTCAACGTCGAACACCACTACGGTGACTACGACTTGGCTCTCAGGTGGCGTTGCTGGTTCGCCCTATACAGTGACTCATCGAATAGTCACCAACCAAGACCGTACCGTTGACCGCTCCATGACGATTCGCGTAACCAGTAGGTGAGTTGAGGAGACGACATGGCTATCTCGTTCGTCGCCGAAGCTCATGGCACGGCCAACTACACCACGTCGATCTCCGTAAGTAAGCCCAGTGGCACGGTAGATGGCGATGTGATGATCGCTATCTGCGGCGGTACACCCTCCACGCCCTCGGGTTGGACGCTTCTCGGTAGTGCTGACTCTGGCACCAACTCCCTGCGCACGGTTCGCGTGTTCAGGAAGGTTGCATCGGGCGAGGGATCAAGCTACACATTCAGCATTCAGTCTTCCATAGCGTGCGCTTCGATCGTGTCCTATCGGGGTGTTAGTAGTACGATCCCTGTAGATACTGCTCATTTCGATATATCGCCTGTTGGTGCAAGCTCTAACTTCAACACGGCATCGGTGACGGCAGCCACAACGCAGTGGGGCTTGTCGTTTGCCATGGCTTACGAGTATGGAAGTTCGTCAACTCGCACTTGGACAGAGGGATCAGGCACAGAGCGGGCGGATTTCTCGGTATCTAACTCAGGTAGTCCGGACAACACCAACTGCGCTGTGACCGACTCAGCCGGTACGCTATCGGCTGGCTCGTTCTCCAGGACGCAGACGCGATCAAGTGCTGCATCTGGCGGTGCAACGGCCATCGTCCTGCTAAATCAGGCAGGTGGCGGAATCGTAAACGCTGCCGCTGGTTTCGCTGGGGACACGGCGGTCGTAGCTAACAACGCTGCCGCTGTATACGGAATTGGCCCTAGTGCTGGCAAGGCAACCGCTACCGCATCGGCTAAGAACCCAACAGTGTTGTATGGGCAGTTGGCTAAGCCCGGTGTTGCCAACGTGAGCGTGAGTATCAAGGACGTTGGACGCAGGGCTCACCCCAGTGCGGCTGCCGCAGTCGTGAATGAACGTGTTGCCCACGTCTACTACGGAGCACCCCCCTACCGAACGTGGCGAGTACCGCCCGACGAGCCGTTGAATCCGGGGCCACGATGACAGCAAATCGTAAGAAGCTAACCGAAGTTGTCCAAGAGGAGAACATGCGGGAGTCGTTGGAAGCGATCCGCGACTACATTGCACATCAACTTGAGGCCAACCTGTGTAACACGTGCCTGAACTCGCGCCTACGTACCGGAGATCAGGCTTCATTGATCCTCCGTCTGCAAACCGTACTGGAGCAGATAGAGAAGATCCCGGTATACGACGCGGAGGTGTCCGATCTTGAAAAGATACGTAATCGAGCCGGAACACCCCGGGCAGTCACTCGACAGCAGGGTGGCCGCCACCCTAGCGGTACGCGGAAGTCAACGCCCCCGAATCCAGCATCTTCCGCCTAGCGTCGGTAGCTTGGGGCGCGAGGTAGCCGATCTATCAAGTCTAGCGGGGCTGGACTTGGACCCCTGGCAGATTTGGACCATGGAGCAGGCCATGGCCAAACGCGAGGACGGTAAGTGGGCAGCGTTTGAAGTGGGGTTGGTGGTCAGTAGGCAGAACGGCAAGGGGTCGATCCTTGAGGCTCGGGAGCTTGCCGGTCTGTATCTGTTGGACGAGAAGCTGATCATCCACTCTGCTCACCAGTTCGACACTTCCAAGGAAGCGTTCGGCCGCATCCTGATGCTCATAGAGCAAACTCCCGACCTAGACGCGGAAGTTGCTCGGGTATCTCGTTCGCACGGTGAAGAGGGTATCGAGCTTAAGAACGGAAACCGCCTGCGGTTTCGTACTCGGACCAAGGGTGGCGGGCGTGGTTTCTCCTGTGACTGCCTCATTCTGGACGAGGCAATGTACCTTGGATCGCAGCAAGTTGGTGCCCTGATGCCAACGCTGTCCGCTCGTACTGAGGTGACCCCAGGTGGTCCGCAGATTTGGTACACCGGTTCTGCGGGTGACCAGGAGTCAACGCAGCTCGGGCGTGTACGCGCGCGTGCAATCAAGGGCGGCGACCCCAGGCTGTTCTACGCCGAGTGGTCTATTGATGGTTGCTCGGACTTCTGCCCGAAGGACTGTGACGAACATGATCAGACGGACACCGTTGAGTCATATGCCAAAGCGAATCCCGGATTGGGCATTCGCATTTCGGTGGAGCATGTCGAATCGGAGCGTCGATCGATGGACCCGGAGACGTTTCTCCAGGAACGGCTCGGGGTCGGTGACTGGCCCGTCGAAGAGGACTCGTGGTCGGTAATCAGCGAAGAGTCTTGGATGCGACGCTCTGATGAAACGTCGTATCTTTTGGACCCGTTCGTACTCGCGGTTGACACATCGCCGGGACTCAACCCCACTACTTCCATTGCGGCAGCGGGTCGTAATGACGAGGGTGCCGTACACGTTGAGATCACCGGCTACGAGACCTACGACTGCCGTCCTGGTACATCGTGGGTTGTTGATCGGGTACTTGAGATATGGAAGGCTCAGCGCCCCGTAGGAGTCGTAATCGACAAGCGCAGTCAGGCAGGCATGTTCATAGAAGAACTTGAGGCGGCCGGTGTGAAGTTGATACACCCTACGGCCGCAGAGTTTGCTCAATCCTGTGGTGAGTTTTACACGGGCGTAGTTCCCCGTAGGGGGAACGTGCCCAACGTTACACACATCAATCAAAGGCCGCTCAACTCGGCGGTTGCTGGTGCGGATACGCGCGATCTCGCCGACTGCTGGGCGTGGTCGAGGCGTACGTCTTCCGTTGACATCTCACCGCTCGTCGCTTGCACGTTGGCGACATGGGGATATAAGAAGATAGCGAACGAGAAGAAAAACTCCGCGCCTTGGATGGCACGTCGATAGGGGCGATATGAAAAGGCATGAAGCGCTCGCCCTGGCGGTCGCGTGTTACCTGATGCTAACTGCCGGGCTGACGTGGAAGTTTGGAGACTACGGTCTCATGGGTTCGAGTGCCGTTGCGCTCGTTCTGCTGCTGTTCGTTGACACTGACAAGACAGATAAGGAGGAGTGATCATGGCGTCTCTCTGGTCTCGACTCCGAGGTAAGTCAGAACAGCGCAGTCTGACGATCGATGACTATCTGAACCTTGCCAACCCGATGAACTTCCCCATGGGGTTCATCAACAGGTCTGGCTACAACGAAGACAAGGAGTATGACGAGGAGTTCCAGTACAACATCTACAACTGCTACAAGTCAGACGGCATTGTATTTGCTTGTATGTACGCTCGTCAGCTCGTCTTCACTGAGGCTCGGTTCCAGCTACAGCGCATCAGGCAGGGGCGCCCCGGGGACCTTTTCGGTATCCAGGACTTGAGCATCTTCGAGAACCCATGGCCGAACGCTACGACTGGTGAGCTTCTGTCGCGCGCGATCCAGGACGCCGACCTTGGTGGTAATCACTACGTGGTGCGCGAAGGAAACAGGCTCCGTAGGCTCCGTCCAGACTGGGTGGACATCATCCTGACGGCCCCTCCGGACAAGGCTGTTGACTCCGACGTTGCCGGGTACGTCTACATGCCGGGAGGTCGGGGCTCGAATCCGGACAACTGGGAGATTTACCCGATCGATGGCAGCAACGGCGTAGTCTCTCACTGGTCGCCCATCCCGGACCCCGACGCTCTCTACCGTGGCATGTCTTGGCTGTCGCCTGTTATTCGCGAGATACAGGCAGACAAGGCTGCGACGATCCACAAGGCCAAGTTCTTCGAGAATGCCGCGACCCCCAACCTTGCGGTGTCCTTCAAGGAAACCGTCACCAATGAGCAGTTCCAGGAGTTCATGGAGACGATGGACGCTGCCAAGGGTGGAGTTGAGCACGCGTACGAGACTCTGTACCTCGGTGGCGGTGCTGACGTGACCGTAGTCGGTACGGACCTACGGCAGTTGGACTTCAAGGCCACTCAGGGCGCCGGTGAAACGCGAATCGCCGCTGCCGCTCGTATCCCTCCGGTGTTCGTCGGCCTCTCCGAAGGCATGCAGGGCTCGTCGCTGAACGCTGGCAACTTCGTTGCCGCTAAGCACATGTTCGGCGACTCGACCATGCGTCCACTGTGGCGTTCGATCTGCGCTGCGTATCAGCCGCTTCTTAAGGGCATGCCGAAGGACGCTCGTCTCTGGTACGACGACAGGGACATTGCCTTCCTGCGCGATGACCGCAACACGATTGCCGAGCTGCGCAAGACTGAGGCTGGTACGATCTCTGTGCTAATCCAGTCCGGATATGAGCCTGACTCAATAGTCAAGGCCATCAAGCAAGAGGACTGGGACCTGTTGAAGCACACCGGTCTGTTCTCTGTGCAGTTGCAACCGCCTGGCACTCTCCAGAAGGCACAGGCTGGCGCCAACTCGGACATCCCGAATCCGCCTGCTACGCCGAGTGGCGGTGGTGGCACGCAGAAGGCTGCGCCGACCGGGACGCCTAGGCCGAGTCCTCAGCCACAGCCTGGCTCGTCGGGTAACAAGAACCCTGCGAAGCCTGCCGCCCCAAAAGCCCCAGCCCCGGGGCGTGACGTATCCAAGCTCCAGATAGGCAAGGGTCATGCTCTCTGGGACTACTGGACGCACGGCAAGGGGGCGGCTGAATGGATCGGCGCAGAGCATAAGTGGACAACCTTGCATGCGCTGCTGGTGTCGCACGGCGTACCCGCACATGAAGCTAAGGGTCTCACGACCAATATCATCAACCATGTCCTACCCGGGTATATGAAGCTCGCCCATAAGAAGGGCGACGGTCCCGGTTAATCAACTCCGCAGAGGAGGTTAGTAAATGACCAGTCCATCTAAGCTCTGTCTGCGGTCTGTTGAGTTTCGCGTTGCAGACACCGGAGAGAACAACGACGGCCGAACCCTTGAGGGTTATGCCGCAGTCTTCAACGCGCCTACTGAGATTGACTCTTTCGAGGGCCGCTTCTCAGAGGAGATCGCACCGGGAGCCTTCCGGAAGACCATCAGTGAGCGCAAGCCTGTCTTGCAGTTCGATCACGGCAAGGATGTCCGTACGGGAAGCGTGCCGATCGGCAAGATTGTCGAGATGCGCGAAGATCCGCAGGGTCTTTACGTGAAGGCAAGGCTCTTTGACAATCCGGTCGTTGAGCCTATCCGACAGGCTATCGAGGGCGGCGCCATCAGCGGGATGTCCTTCCGCTTCCGCGCCGTTCGCGACGAGTGGCGCGACGGCGAGGATAACGTCATCAAGCCCGGTCAGCTCGGTGAGATGCTTTACAACGCTGGCTCGCGCGGGCCACTCAAGCGCACCTTGAAGGAAGTTCAGCTCTTTGAGGCTGGTCCTGTGGTGTTCCCTGCGTACGAGCAGACTTCGGTCGCCGTTCGTTCCCTGGACGAGATCTCAGATGAGGACCGACAGGCTCTCATTGACGAGTACGCGCGGTCGATGACCGAAGAGGTCGAGGGGGAGCTTGTCGGCGAACACGGCCCAGAGCTTGTCGAGGCTGGCTTCACGCCGGAGTCGGTCGCCCGCGCGGTCGAGTCTGACGACCTCCCGCTTCTCGAAGTGCATGTCGAGGGCCGATGCCGGGGCAAGGAAGACGCCGAAGAGGGCTGCGAGCACCCGGAGCTTCATGAGCGCGCGTTGACCACTCAGGGCACGCCCAACGTCGCCAAGCCAAAGGCTAAGGACAAGAGCAGCGGCGACAACAAGCCCTACGGTGACGTGACTTACGCCGACCCTGGTTACCAGAAGGACGGTAAGAAGCGTTACCCGATCGACACCGAAGAGCACGCTAAGGCCGCCTGGTCTTATATCAACCAGGCTGGCAATGCGTCAGAGTACACAGCGGAACAGCTTGCCGAGATCAAGAACAAGATCCAGGCAGCACTCAAGAAGTTTGGTGTGGACGTTGAGGCCAAGGCGGCTGATGACGTATCATCCACCCCAGAGGAATCCGGCGCCGACCCCACGGTCACCCCGGAAGCAGTAACTCCCGTAAGGAACAAAACGGTTCGAAAGGAAAGTGACATGGAACCGATGACCGTGGAAGAGCGCGTTGCTCGCCAGAGCGAGATCAAGGCGCGTCTCTCCGAGATCGACACCGAGTACAGCGGCGGTACTCTCCCCGAGGACACGCAGCGCGAGTGGGACGGCCTCAACGTCGAGTTCAGCGAGCATGACCGCGCCATCGACGCGGCCACCAAGCGCGCTGAGCAGCTTCGTGCTCTCGCCGAGGACAACGCCCAGGGCAACGGCCGTCAGGTCGAGCGCGGCACCGCGCCGAACCACATCCGCCGCCCGTCCGACATCTACGACATCTCGAACCTGCGTAACCAGGCCCGCAGCCTGGACGAGATGGGCGCCCTCTGCCGCGACAATGCCATGCGCGCGATCGAACAGGGTCGCTTCGGTGGCGGCGTCCGCAAGGAAGCCGCGCAGGAGAACGTGGAGCGTCTGCTCCAGGAGAACGACGACGCTGCCGGTACGCTGGCTCGTCGCATCCTCACGACCGGCTCCCCGGTCTACGAGCGTGCGTTCGGCAAGGCCATGCGCGCCCTCTCCACCAACGGCCTTACGGCCGAGGAGGCGCGTGCGCTCTCCCTCGGTTCGAACGCTGACGGTGGCTACGCCGTTCCGTTCCAGCTTGACCCCACCGTCATCCTGACTTCTGACGGTGTGATCAACCCGCTCCGCTCCATGGCGCGCGTCGTTCAGATCACTGGCAAGGAATGGCAGGGTGTCACCTCCGCCGGTATCTCGGTCACCCGCTCCTCTGAGGCCGCGAACGTCAACGTCGTTTCGCCGACCCTTGAGCAGCCGACCGTTCGCCCGACCCGTGTGACGGGCTTTATCCCGTTCTCCGTCGAGATCGACGCCGACTGGACCGCGATGCGCTCTGAGGTTACTCGTCTCCTCCAGGACGCGAAGGACACCGAAGAGGCAAGCTCGTTCGTCAACGGCGACGGGACCGGCAACAACCCCGGCGGTGTCGTCGCGACGCTCTCGCACTACGGCGCCGTGCCGGACGGTGGCAGCCTGACCACTGCCGACGTGTACGCACTGGAAGAGGCTCTTGCCCCGCGCTGGCGCGCGCGTGCTCAGTTCCTCGGCAACAAGTCGGTCTACAACGACATCCGACAGCTCGGCACCACTGACGGTGCGGACCTGTGGGTGCGCCTGGCCGACCGGAACCCGTCGCAGCTTATCGGCTACGACGCTCGCGAGATCAGCACCATGGGTGCTTCCGACGACAGTGGCGCTCGCTACCTGCTCTTCGGTGACTTCTCGCAGTTCCTCATCGTTGACCGCGTGGGCATGAACGTTGAGCTGGTCCCGCACCTGTTCAACCCGACCGCCAGCGTTCCTACGCCGACCGGTCAGCGTGGTCTGCTCGCGATCTGGCGCAACTCGTCCAAGGTTCTGGTGGACGACGCGTTCAAGTACCTCAAGCAGGGTACGGCTTCCTGATCCTGGCTCACTTAGCTTGCGACCCGTGCCAGGGGTACGGGTGGGCTAATGTGAGTTGAGAGATGGAATGGAAGTTGTGCGGTACGGTTCCTGTAACCTAGGCCGCACAACTTCCGCCCCGGTGAAGGGCATAGGGTGTCATGTAACCGGGGACCTAGCGGGGTAGCGCAGTTCGGTAGCGCAGCGGGTTCATAGCCCGAAGGTCGTGGGTTCAAATCCCACCCCCGCCACGAAAGGTGAACAAATAAAAGCTGAGGAGTCCAC